CCAATAGACTTGGTTTTGATAAAAAGCACTTAACTACACAAAATAAAGATTACAAGCATAAAAATCACCATGTAAATAATCTATTAAAAGGTATAGCATCTCAAATTAAACTTATGGGATTACCCCTGCAACACCTTCTTAAAGATTATGAAGTTGATTATGCACCTGGTCAAACAAAAAGCCTAGGAAATTCAAAAATAGAGTGTAAAATGTATGATGACGGGGAAGGTAATAGCTGCGGCTTAATAACCAAAAAATAGTATGTCTTTATGTAATGAAAATAGGTTAAATTGCACACCAGCAGAGGTTCTAGCTGCTACTGCTATTCCTGCTTGTGGTAAATTTGTTAACCCTTCAAAATTACAAGCAGAGCAATTAGTTTTTGATCAGGCGTTTAATGATCTTATAAATAACCACGGCCTTCCTGTAGATTATTATATAAACACATTTAATCTATCATCTGCAGATCTTCTTTACGGTGAAGATACAACTAAAAAGTTTCAAGGCCCATTATCAGGAATTCAAATGTATATTGAATTAGATGATAGTGCAATTAATTTATCAAAATTTGGCTTTGATGCTGGTGATGAATTTACTGCATATGTACATATAGATACTTTTACAACTGCAGCATCTGCATATTTTGATTATTCTTCAGTAGGACAATCTATTGAACCTAAAGCGGGTGATGTAATAGATTTAACAGTATTAGGTTGTGATAGACCTAATGATAGGGGGTCTGTTCTTTATGAAATTACTGAAAGGATGGAGCAAGACCTTACAGCACTTAACCCAGTCTTAGGACATTATGTCTACAGATTAAGAGGTAAGCGTTATGACTTCTCATTTGAAAATGGATTATCTTCAGAAAGGGCAAATGAGCAAATTTATGATAATTCGTTTAGTGGTACTCTCTCAACAACACTAGTAGATCAACTAACTTCAGATGGTAAGACTTACCCCACAGAGGAAGAGCCTTATGATATTGACGTAGTATCAAAAGAGGATGTTTTTGATATGAGTGCTAATAATACCGATATATACGGTGATTATTATTAATAGTTAGATAAATAAGTATAATGGCTGACTCTTCAACATCTTCTAGTCAAAATAAATCATATGTAACAAATGATGGACGTGCTTCAACTTTTGGAAGAAGTTTAGTTCAATATATTCAGAATAAACTTCCATATGCCGGCGAGACAGAAGATGATTCTTTAAATCCAAAATATAAGATCTTTAAACAAACAGGAATGAGAAGAGCTGATGCTCTTGTTAAGACTTCAGTATCTTCTTCTAATCCATACAATTCTACTCCTATAGGTGATTTTGGTAAGGATACTTCTTTCGGTGATGTAATGTACGCTAATTTATCACCAGATAAGCCGGGTAGATTAAAAGATTATAAAATAATGGCAGCTTATTCTGAAGTAGCAGATGCGTTAGATGAGATATGCGATGAAATTATAAATATAGATGATAGTGGTGATGTTGCTAAATTATTGTATGATAATATAGATCTTTCTATAGATGAAAAAAGTGAGATAGAAAAAGAGTTTAGTAAATTTGTAGATTACTTTGATCTTAAAAATAAAGGATGGTCGTTCTTTAGACAGCTATTAGTAGAAGGTGAAGTATACTTTGAATTAATAGTACATGAAAATTATACTAACGAAGGTATTTTAGGTGCGATAAATATACCAGCAGAAATAATCGATCCTGTTTATAATAATATTCAAAATATGCTTGTAAAAGGTTTTGTATATAAAAAGCCTGTCTTTAGTGTAACAGATCCTTCAAAAGTTGAAAAAACGGAAATGATTCCTATGGAAGAGAATCAGATAGTGTATATAAATTCTGGCGTTTTTAATGAAACAAAAAACTACACAATACCTTTCTTAGAAAATGCTAGGAGACCTTATCGTCAACTCTCTTTAATTGAAGATGCTATAGTAATTTATAGATTAGTTAGAGCTCCGGAACGTTTAGTATTTAACGTTGATGTTGGTAATATGGCACCTCCGAAAGCAGAGGCATATCTACGAAAGCTTATTCAAAACTATTGGTCTAGAAAAACCTTTGATATTGATCAAACAAATGTAGTTAATAAGTTTAACCCGCAATCAATGCTAGACGCGTTCTGGTTTGCAAAGCGACAGGGGTCAGAAGGTACATCAGTAACCCAGCTTCCTGGAGGTGCTAATTTAGGTGAATTAGCCGATTTAATGTATTTTATCAAAAAACTTTATAGATCGCTTAAAGTTCCTTCTTCTAGATTAGATCCAGCAGATCAAGCTACAGCTGATGGTTCTACAATGTTAAGAGAAGAGCTTAAGTTTGCTAAGTTTGTAGTAAGACAGCAGCAAAGATTCGCTGCTGGTATTAAGAGGGGATTTTTTACCCATCTTAAAATGAAAGGCTTTATAGATAAGTATGATATAGCTGAAAATAACTTAGAGGTTATTTTCAATGTACCTACTAACTTCTACGAGTTAAGAGAAAATCAAAAGTTAGAACTTAAAGCTGCTAATTATAATAATTTAGCGGCCAATGAGTTTGTTTCTGCTACCTATGCACAAAAGAAATATCTTGGATGGAAGGATAAAGACATCCTTGCTAATAGAGAGTTCTTAAGAAAAGATATGGAGCTTCAATGGGAGTTATCTCAAATTCAAAATGCTGGGCCGTCATGGAAAGAGGCAGCTGCAGCCGAACAAATAGTAGCAGCGGAGCCAGGAGCTGGAGGTGAAGGTGGTGGAGTCGCTGCAGGTGATATAGGTGCAGCAGGAGGAATTCCAGATTTTGGAGGTGGTGAAGCTGCTGAAGGTGATACTGATACTGCAGGTGGTGAAGAAGGTGCTGCTGATGTTCCAGCAGAACCTATTGAATAAAAATCATTACTTCCATAGGTTGTAGCATTAAATATGTTTAATGATCCCTTCCATTCCAATCTTTGGTAGACCTGATTATATTTTTGTTAAACCTGGTTCAGGTTCAAGTGTTGAAGCTTCAGATCCTGTTCCAGTTATAGGTACTGAAGCCATTTTTGCATATGGTGCTGATTGGAAATACCTTTCACAGACAACAGACCCAGGTGACTTTACATCTGCAAGTTATGATGATTCAGCATGGCCTGAAGGTCCTGGTGAGTTAGGTTTCGGTGATGGTGATGAAGCTACAGACATTGGTAAGACAGCTACAAACATCTCATACTTCTTCCGTAAGACAGTAGACATTACATCTGGTAGTCAGTATGATACATATGACTTAAATGTTAAGTTTGATGATGGTGTTGTAGTTTATGTTAATGGTGAAGAGCAAGCTAGATCATCTAACTGGGCTTCAGGCACTATTGCATGGAATCAATTAGCTACAGGTACAATTAGTGATACTGCTACTATCACTCCTACTATTCCGGCATCTGCATTCAATGATGGTGAGAATGTTATTGCTGTTCAAGTTTCAAATAACAGTGGTGGTAGCTCTGATGTATCTTTCGATATGAGTCTGCAAGCTGAAAAAGCTGCAGCACCATATGACCACGTTCGAGGTGACTTTATGGTCTTCCAATCTGCTTCAGCAGTAGCAAATGTTGCTGATGGTCCTTCCACACTTAATGAGATTAGTGGTATAACAGCTCTTTCAGGTCATACAAGTAATATTGGTATGTTTGCTGTAATAGATGATAACATTAATGATAGAATATTCTTTATTGATAGAGCTGGTGTATCACAAGGTGCAGCAATCCTACAGAGTGATACTTGGACTGATGGTGAAGGTGTAACAGGATATACAGATCAAACAACTGGTATACGCCACCTTGTAATTGGTGGATTCGGTGATAATAGCGGTACAGTTGATATTAAGAAACTTATAATTACTGAAGAGCCAAATGTCACTGGTTCCGACATTACTATTAATTCTGCAGATTATGAGGTAGTTGAATTTAGATTCCCATCAACACCAGCGTTTGTTGATAGCCCTAATAATGATGATGCACGAGGGGATGCTGAGGCATTCTTCGTATGTCCTATAGATCAGAAAATCTACATTATGAGTAAGCGTGAGCGATTTAACAGAGTTTACTCTCTACCACTTCAGTCGACTTACACCGGAGTACAAACATTGACTTATGAAGGTGAAATGAGCCAATCTGTACAGCCATTAACTACTGCTGATGGTACTATACCTGGTGGAGCAAGTCCTTATTCTAATGCAGTTGATGCTGCTATTAGTAATGACCTCAAAGTTGTACTTGTTAAGAATCTTGATAAAGTTTATCAGTTCTACAGAACAGATACATCAATACCATGGTCAACTGTTCTTACTGTTTCTGCACCTATTGAAGAGACAAATTATGTAGGCTTTGGTGCTGGTCCTGCTCAGGAACCACAAGGTGAAGCAATGACATTTGACGCCAATGATTCCGGTTACTATACAGTATCTGAATATAGTGGAGCTCCTGGTTCTCTTCCTCTTTACTACTACCCAGCTGCAACACCAGGTGTATATACAATAACAAATGGATTAAATGGCTATACAGGTGGTGAAGATACTTATGTTTGGAGTAAGGCAGGTTCAGTTGGTTCTAATTTCTCTAGTACTGATACAGTTATATCTGATAAGAATGTATCTGATGAAAGGTGGGGATTTACTAAGTTTGGTGATCTAGATACTCTCTTTGATAATAACACAACAGTCACAGTAACATCTGCTTCATTTACATTCTATGTTGATACAGAAGGTCAAGGTATTGCATTCCATGAAGCACTCTCAGCTATTGTTCCATCTACTGTAACATACAATACAGTAGATGGAACAATGTTAGATGGTATTGCATGGGATGAGAATGCAATGGCAACAGACCCACTTGCTAATAACTTTGTAGGTGAGGTAACTGTCAACTTCCCAGTATCGACAGTTCAGAATTGGATTAGAACACCTGCTGAAAACTATGGCTTCTGGCATATTGCTACTGATGTCGAAGATGGTCAGCAACTTGGATCCTTTGAAGCAGCATCAATCAGTCAAAGACCAACACTTAACTTTACTATATCCATCTAATAACAATAACTATAAACAAAAAGGGAGCCAGCAGAAATGCTGGCTCCCTTTATTTATAAAGATTGGCTTTATATTAACGTGATGGATTACTACTGAAGTATTGCGTTCTGTAATATACTGTCCCGGCAGAAGCTGCAATAGCAGATACTTGAGCAACGTTAGTAAGCCCGCGTAAAGTAATACTCTCACCAGTACCAATCAATAAACTGTTATTTACGTTAGTAAATCCCCTATCATAAAGACTAAGATCGCCAGTTGTCTTATTAATGATTGTAACTTCAGAACAAACCATACCACCTGTAAGTACAGGTGAAGAAGTAGTTGTAAGCCCTGGAACGGCCGCTCCTGTAAGCGATGTCAGAGAAGTAAATATATATTGTTTGAATGATCTGCAGATATTTGTGTTAACATATTCAGTACCGACTGCATTATTAGGGTTATAAGCCATATCAATATTTAATATAATTTGAGATTTTTTTTCTTCTATCTTTTTTATTTTTATTGAATAAATAAACGTATGTCCCTAGCGTGTGAAATAACTCCTCTTTCTGCTTTTTTATCAACTAATCTCAATAACAAGATAGAAACTTATGATAGGTTAGGGGATAGAATTAAAAGATCATTAGGATTTCCGCTTGTTTCTCTTGAAATTCATACAGATCAATTAAGAGAAAATATACAGATTGCTGTTGAGTATTTTACCAAATACGCAGGCTATACAAGAGAATATTTGATATTTGACTCTAGTCTATATGAAACTAATAAGGGTATTAGATTAGATTTATTATATACTTTGGCTAATACCGATTTAGATAGTAATGCTAAAAAAGTAGCCGGTACAAACCCTCTCGGCCCCGGGCCTGAATTTTACGCTAAAACGCCTGAATCTATATTTACCGCTACTTCTTCAATTCTTTCTTCTACTTTTGCCTCCTCAACAGCTTTATCTGCTACTTTTAGCGATGGTATCGATCAATTCGAATTATTTGATAAAACGCTTTATAGTACTGTCACTGCTTTTAATAGTTCATTATCTGCATCTTTCAAAGAAAATACAAGAAAGACATTAGCGTTTGAAGGTACATCATCAGAAGCAACTACTTTTCAAAATGTTTATGATTATGATATAATGGATTATAGGAAGGTTATGGCTGTTACTGATTTTGAAGAAGGAAGTAATAATGGAATTAACACTCTATTTACACTTGAACAAACTCTTGCACAACAAACATATTTTAGTTACGCTATGGGTAATTATGGGTTTGATCTAGTTTCATGGTATACTTTAAAAAATTGGATTGATACGAGAGAAAAAGTATTAGCATTAAGAAAAGACTTACAGTTTGATGAAAGATCACAATATTTAAAAATTTACCCACAGCCGCGAAATACTAGATTTTATGGTGTAGTCTCATGCTATTTAGAGAGACCTATAAGAGATGTAATTAAAGAACAATGGGTATACGAATACGCATTAGCGTTAAGTATGATTACTATAGGTAGAGTTAGAGGTAAGTTTGGTAGTGTTAATTTACTTGGAGGCGGTGCTTTGAATTCAGATATGTTAGGTGAAGGTTCAACGAAAAAAGCAGAACTTGAGCAAAAACTACTAGAAGGAGCATCACCAGGTATGGGAGATACTGATCCTGCTCTTTTCATTGTTGGGTAATGAAAAAGAGAGTAAAATGGAGACAAGGAGAATTTGTTCCAAAAAATAAGGATAAGTTTATTGGTACTAAAGCTACATATAGATCAGGTCTTGAGTTAAAATTTTTTAGATTTTGTGATAATAACAAAAATGTATTAAAGTGGGGTAGTGAAAATGTTATAGTACCTTATACTAGCCCATTAGATGGTAGAGTTCATAGATATTTTGTTGATAACTACGTTGTAATAAAAGAAGGTAACGATATAAAAAAATATTTAATTGAGATTAAACCATCCAAGCAAACTAAGCCGCCACAAACAAAGTATAGAAAAAAACAACATCTTATATACGAGCAAAAAAATTATGTTATCAACCAAGCAAAGTGGGAAGCTGCAAGAAAATATAGTAAAAAGAGAGGATTAACATTTATTATACTAACAGAAAGAGAATTAATTTGATTTTTTAGTTACTATTGTATAAATAACTGTATGTCTCTTAAGCTTAATTTGGTCGTTGAAAAACCAGACGTGACCGACGAATTCGAATATATCGAAGAAGAAACTAATAAAAATTCGCCATCTAATCTTTACATTAAAGGACCTTATATGATGGCAGAGGGGGTAAATAGAAATAACAGACTTTACCCTAGGGAAGAGCTAGAAAGAGAAGTAGCTCGTTATAATGAAGAAATGGTTGTACCAGGAAGAGCTATGGGAGAGTTAAATCACCCGACTTCTGCTGATGTAGACTTGGAAAGGGCTTGTCATATTGTGACGGAGATTACTCAAGACGATAATATTTTTTACGGAAAATCAAAAGTTTTAACAACTCCTTGTGGACAAATAGTACGTGCCCTTATAAATGATGGTGTAAAGGTCGGTATGTCTTCAAGAGCATTAGGTACATTAGAAGAAGGTAGTAATCATAATACAGTTAAAAACATGAAGTTAGTTGCTGTTGATTGTGTAGCTGATCCTTCTTATCCGAAAGCTTTTGTTAACGGTATATTAGAATCTAAACAATGGGTGCTTGCTGAAGATGGAAAGTATGAAGAACTATATGATAAGTTTGAGGAAAGTGTTTCAAGACTACCTAAAAAAGAAATTAATAAGTTTTTAACTGAGCGAATCTTAAGTTTCATTAATAAACTTTAATAAATATTATCATTATGGAAGAAAAAAATAAAATTTCTAAATTTATAGAAGAACTTTCCAATAAAAATTACGCCCAAGCGAATAAATATTTGAAGAGCGTTATTGAGGACAAGCTTAAATCAAAAATTGATACCGCTACAGAAAAACCACTCTTTTAATTATGAATAACGAATTATTGCCAAAAGAACTCCAGGAAGTATTGACAGAAGAATCTGTCAATGCTATTGAAACTGCAATCAAAGAAAAGGTTGAGTTATCAGTTGAAGCAGCTTTAACTAACCAAGACGATCTTTACGCTGAAAAGTTACAAGAGTTAGTTGAAGCTATTGATAAAGATCATACTAATAAACTTAAAAGAATAGTTGAAGCAGTTGATAATAATAACGCACATAAGCTTATTAAAGTAATCAAAAAATATGAAGCTGAAATTAATCAAGATGCTAATAACTTTAAAGAAACTTTAGTTGAGTCTATTTCAGATTATATTGAAGAATATATTGATGAAGCTATTCCAACTCAAGCAATTGAAGAAGCTACTAAGAATAGAACAGCAACCGAAGTTCTCAATAATTTGAGAAGTGTTTTAGCGATTGATTCAACATTAATGAAAGAGTCTGTTAAAGACGCAGTTATGGAAGGTAAAAATACTATTGATGGTCTTTCTGCTAGACTTAAAGAGGTTGAAAAGGAAAATAACATTCTTAGAGAGGCTTATAATTCAACACAAGTTAATTTATTCTTAGAGCAAAAGACTTCTGGATTACCTGAAAAGAAAAAAGAATATCTTAAAAAAGTATTAGGAGATAAGTCACCTGATTTTATTAAAGAAAACTTCGAATATACTGCTCGTTTATTTGATAAAAAGGAGAATGAAAGAATAGAAGTAATTAAAGAGCAAGCTTTTGTTAATCGTAAGGTTAAAGCAGATGCTCCTCGCGAGGTAGTTGCAGAGAAAAAGCAAGTGACTAACCCATATCTTTCGGAATTACAACGAATGAAGTAATTTTTAACCCCGAACAATGAGGTGCTAGTCACCTGAGTATCTTGGGATTTATTCCCATGTAGGTCGAAAAGAAAGGAAAACTTATAAAATTATGAATAAACCACAATCATTTATTGATAGAGATAGAGCAGACGCACTTCTAGAGAAGTGGGCTCCTGTTCTCGATTATACTTCTGATAGCGTTAAGCCTATTGAAGACGATCACACCCGTTTAAATACGGCTGTACTCTTGGAGAACCAAGAGAAATGGTGTATCGAAGAATCTTCTTCCACTGGAGGAGGATCTTTCGGTCAGGGCTCTACTGTGTCTAACTCAGTATTCAACCCATCCGGCCAGGCTTCGTCTGGTGATACTTATGCACAAGGTGACGCTCGTCTTCCAAAGGTCTTAATACCGATGATTCGTCGTACGTTTCCTGAGCTTATCACTAACGAGATCGTAGGAGTTCAGCCAATGTCAGGTCCAGTCGGACTTGCATTTGCTCTTCGCTACGCTTACCAGTCCGATACCTTAGGTAACGGCATTGACGGTAAGGGTGCTACTACTACTGGTCCTGGTAATCCGGTTGGAATGGGACGCGTGACAGCATATGCTGGCTCCGCTACCGATCCAATTTCTGCTGCTGAAGCAGGATATCAGTTACTTGACACAAGATTCACTGGAGCTTCCTCTAGTTCTCTTACAGGTAACGGCGATTTCGGATTTGCTAATCAAGATTACGGTGTAGCTCAGATTCTTTCTGCTTTCGAAATCACAGGTAACATTCCTCAAATGGAGGTTAAGTTCGAGAAGACAGCCGTTGAAGCTGGTACACGTCGTTTAGGCGCGCGCTGGTCGGTTGAACTCGAGCAAGATCTCAAGAACATGAACGGAATCGATGTTGACGCTGAGATCACAAACGCTATGTCGTATGAGATCCAAGCTGAGATCGATCGTGAAATGCTCATGAGAATGATCCAGGCTAGCCTTAATGCTGGTTATGGAAAAGGCTATTCTATCTGGTCAGCTGCTTCTGCAGATGGTCGTTGGATGGTCGAGCGTAACCGTGATTTCTATCAGAGATTAATCATCGAAGCCAATCGTATCGCCGTTCGTAACAGAAGAGGAGCTGCTAACTTTATTGTTGGTACCCCTCGTGTATGTGCTATACTTGAAATGCTCCCTGAATTCCAGTGGGTACCTGTTCAAGGTGATGTAAATACACAACCTGTTGGAATTGCTAAGGTTGGTTCGCTTGGTGGAAGATTTAACGTTTACCGTGATACCCGTACTGAAGTTCAGAACAGCAATGCTTATAATGACTCACCATACACCGGAGGAATTTCCGGGACTGGTGGAATTGAATATGCACTCCTTGGTTACAAGGGTCCTGAATTCTATGATACTGGTATCATTTACTGTCCGTACATTCCTGTCATGGTACAGAGAACAATCGGCCCGAATGACTTCGCTCCACGTGTAGGCTTGCTTACTCGTTATGGCGTCGTCGATAATATCTTCGGGGCGGATCTCTACTATCATGTCATACTTGTTAGAGGACTTGGTGAATCGTTTACTCCAGGCTCACAATCTGTATACTTCTAAGATACAGTACAAGCTAATATTAAAAACAGTAGGGCGAAAGTCCTACTGTTTTTTTTTGTTATATTTCTAAAGTATTTGACTCATAGATTTTACTATGAGTATTAGTACATCTTATAAACGTTGCGCATTTACTTAGATGTTTAAGCTGGCTAGCACCTACATATGTACAAGTACTTCTTATACCTCCTAAAATATCTTGGACAACGTCTTTAATTAACCCTCTATAAGGTAGCGCAATTCTTCTTCCCTCTGATGTCCTATAATCCTTAAGACCACCACTATGCTTTTCATTAGCAATCTTACTACTCATGCCATAGAACTCTACATAAGATGCGCCATCTTTTTCGATTATATCACCACCTCCTTCTTTACAGCCAGCTAACATTGAACCTAACATTACAAAATCAGCCCCAGCACCAAATGCTTTAGCAACATCTCCCGGTGAGGTACAACCTCCATCGGCAACAATATGACCATCCAATCCATGAGCAGCATCAGCACATTCAGCAATACAACTAAACTGTGGATAACCTACTCCAGTTTTAATTCTAGTGGTACATACACTTCCTGATCCTATACCTACCTTAATAATATCTGCTCCAGCTAGAAGTAATTCTTCAACCATTTCACCAGTAACTACATTACCAGCTATAATATTGGTATGAGGTAAAAACTCTCTAACCTTCTTAATAAAGTCTACAAAGCTTTGACTGTATCCATTAGCAACATCAACACATAAAAATTTAAGAGTATATCCTTTTTTAAGAAGAGCCTCTTTTAAAAAGATTAATTTATTAAAATCTAAATCTCTCTTACCTATAGTAACAGCTACGTTATTTTCTCTTTCAGTGCTTAGTTCTGTAATTAAAGTTTCTTTATCTAGCGATTTTTTAAAACAAGTAAACAATCCAATATCAGATAATTCTCTAGAAACTTCTACAGTTCCAACACCATCCATATTAGCAGCCATAATAGGAATGCCAAAATATGTTCCACCGTGTTTAAACTTATAAGATCTATGAAGATCAACTTCTCTTCTTGACGTTAGAGTAGATCGTTTAGGTCTAATCAACACATCATCGAAATCATATTTAAGTTCAGTTTCTATTCTCATGCCGTTCTAATTATAGAATATAATTTTTAATAATCAATATAAAGTTATAAAGTTAAAATTTTTTTGCTTCTTAAACCTTTTAAAATAAATATAATAAATGTCATTCTCATCTGAAGTAAACATAATTTTAGAAAAAATTGGTCCTTATAAGCCAATAAACTTACCTGTAAAATTAAACTAAATCTCTAAAATTTAACTAATTTGACATAAATATTAATATGTCTGATAAAGTTTTCGATACAGGTTTATACAATGTTACCAAAATGGGTGACCCAGCACCAATTCCATCTGGACAAGATGCAGTTGGTAGAGGTGGACAATTTTCACTTAGCGCTTCAAATAATTCAGTGCAGCTACTGACTACTGGTACTTTCGGCGGGAGTGATGTTGTTGGTCTATTGTTTAATTTAGATACAGGTGCTTCAGGCGCGCCTGTAACAGCACGTACAATGACCTCTCCTGATGGTTCTAATTCTACTATAAGATTACACGCCGACTACGTTGGAGAGACATTTGCTCTTATTAATGCTGATGGACTTACAGTTACATATACAGCTGCTGCTGGTACTATGGCTCCTGTCGCTTCAGGTGAAAACTTAGCCGTTGGTCCTAATTTAAGAAGGCAAGTAAATTTAGGTTACCGTTAATAATACCAATTTAAAATAAAAAGCCGGCATTTAAATGCCGGCTTTTTTTGTGCTACTGTTTAGGTGTCTTTACATGAGGTACTGTAACATCATGTAAGGTAAAATGTCGCATACTAACATCTGAATATCGTTCAGGGTTAATATCGATACCACCTCTACGAGCATATAAACATCTTACAGCTAGCTTATCTGGTTTAAGGATATCATATAAGCGCTTATAGATAGTTTCACAAATCTCTTCGTGGAAATGACATTCGTCTCTAAAAGAGACAATATACTTAAGTAGAGAGATAGGATCAACAGCCTTATCTCCTTCAATTTCAATATATACATCACCCCAATCAGGTTGTGAAGTTACACGACAGTTAGACTTAAGCAATGCACTATGATAGCGTACTACATCTACATCATTCTGAACAGTTTCGAGTAGTTCTGGTGTCTCTTGATAAACAGTAAACTCCAAATCGTCAATAGGGTACTCTTCTTCAAGAGTAATATGACTAAACTCACGGTAGTTATGACCCCATTCATCATTTGCAGTTGTAACTTCGCTAAGTACATGCTCATTAGTATCAACTCTTACTTCAACATTACGTTCAAGTAACTCTGTAAGATCTGCTTGCGCATTTAGTTCAATAGTCTTTAATACCTCCGCTTGGTTTTTACCAAGCTTAGTCATATTAAAGGAGTTAAAATATAGCTTAAAGGATTTAGACTCTACGATAAATTCACTATCACAAGGAATATAAACCTTCGCAATACCTACTACAGGTAATCCATGATTTGTAAGTCCAGATACTTCATACGCGTTCCAAGTATCACCACCTTCGAAAGGTAGATTATCATCGTCAATATCTAGATGCGTTCTATTAGACGCTCTAGGCTCTCTTACTAAAAGCTCTGGATCATACGTATCTTTATATTGAGACGATTGACCCAAATGCTTACTAATATTACTATTGTCTAGTTCTTTTAATGCCATAACTTAATTAATTTTAATATGAACGCCTTTATCTTCAAGTACTTTTTTAATAAAAGTCATACGTTCATCTACTGTACCACTTACTGTATGCAAGTTATACAAATATACATGATCACTCATACGATTCTTATACGCCTCAAATAAGCCTAATATCTCTTCTCTAAAACTATTACAAGTAGATCTTTCACCATCATCTACTAATTCTACATCGCTATGATTAGTATAGAATATAACATCAACCATTGACATAATCCTATCAAATACAGCTATAGCATGAGTTAATGTACTTAGACTTACTTTACCATGATTATACAACCACTGTGTATATACTACCCCATCTAACGCACATCTATCCAAAATAGTAACATCATGACCATACCTTCTATATACATTAGATATATGATCAGCCATAATCATTAGCTGAGTAATATCACTACCATCCTCGTTAATAGGTAAATTAAACTCTCTATTGATACGTCTAGTAACTTCATCAACATAATTAAAGTTTGTATTTAGCTCTTTTACTTTATTCAATAAAGTAGTTTTACCTGTACTCTGAGCTCCCGTAAAAGATACTATCATAGTTTAATTATATCATTGTTCCTTAAGAAATCAATCCATGCTGCTAAAGAAGTACTTTTTAATCCTGTAAATACTTCATCGAGAGTTTTCATGGTATTGAAACGTTTTACTTCTGAAACTATCTCTCCACTATCCACCTCAGGCACAACC